CCTGCCTTTACAGTTCGTATCTCTCCAAAATCGGACAAACAGTCCAAATTGGTACAAAACGGACATACTTCAGTCCGGATTAGTCCAGACTCACCGTTTATTAGTCCAGATCAGTCGGGGGCTAATTGAAATGGCTAAACGCAAGGGCAGCACGAAGCCACGTCTAAGTAACGCACCTCTCAAAGGTAAATCTCGCATAGACGAAGTGCTTGTTTGGATGAAAGAGCTGAAGATTGAGCCGTTGTTGCCGTGGCAAGAGCACGTTTTAACCGACATGCTTAAGGTAGATAAAAACAATCAGTTTATCCGTAAGACAAACCTGCTTCTATGCCCTAGGCAACAAGGTAAGACTCACCTGGCGCGTATTCGCATCCTTGCCGGCTTGTATCTTTTCGGAGAAAAGTCTATTGTGGCGATGTCGTCAAATCGGTCAATGGCTCTCGATACCTTTCGTAAAGTCTGCGATTTGATTGAAGCGACACCTCAACTACGGACACAGTTGAAGCAGATCCGCGTGGCTAATGGTCAGGAATCGGTAGAGCTCCTTAATGGCGCTCGATACGAGATAGTCGCGGCTACTAGAGATGGAAGCCGTGGTAAGACCGCGGATCTGTTGTTCGTAGATGAAGTACGCGAAATTGCCGAAGATGCCTGGACTGCTGCAAGACCAATTACAAGAGCTAGACCGAATAGTCAGATATTACTCACTAGTAACGCCGGAGATGCGTTTTCGGTGGTTCTAAATACGCTGCGTGAGAAGGCGATTAGTTATCCGCCGAAATCGCTTGGCTACTGGGAGTATTCAGCACCGGACTTTAGTGATATATGGGATAAAGAAGCTTGGTATCAGTCCAATCCGGCTTTAGGCTACTTGGTAGATGAAGAAACGATTGCCGAAAGCATAAGTACGTCAACAGTAGAAGCCACGCGTACGGAAACCTTGTGCATGTGGGTTTCGGCATTGAAATCTCCGTTCCCATATCGAGCGTTTGAAGATTTAACTGTTCAAGACCTAACAATTGCACCTGGAGCTCTAACAGTCTTCGCTTTAGACATATCCGTTACAAAACGCGATGCCAGCCTAGTTGCAGGTCAATTGCGCGAGGATGGAACGATGGCAGTAGGCGTAATAGCGCAGTTCCATAGCGATCAGCAGGTGGATGAGCTAAAGATTGCCGTAGAGGTGAACGAATGGGCTAGAAAGTACCGTCCCAGGGTTATCTGCTACGACAAATACACATCCATGACTGTCGTAGAACGTTTAGCTTTATCTGGACAAAAAATCCAAGATATGTCAGGCGTAGTGTTCTACCAGGCGTGTTCGGATCTACTTGATGCCATTGTCAATAGGCGATTAGTTCATAATGGACAGGCTGCGTTGGTTGACTCCATAAATAGTTGCGCGGCTAAGGAAACCGATGCTGGCTGGCGCATAGTTCGCCGCAAATCTGCAGGAGATGTGTCAGCAGCTATTGCATTGGCAATGGTTGTTCACCAGTTACAGAAGCCACAAACAAAACCACAAATTATCGCTGTCTAAATTGTCCGTTTTGTCGGGTATGTGTGGTATCCTATCCGACAATGGGTATTTTTGACCGCCTACGCGGAAAAACAATCGAAGCGCAAGCCGCGCCGCAGTTAATGACGGATGCGTTTAATTATTATCTTCCAATTGCTTTTGGCGCGATTCCTCGCGAAGAAGCTATGACAGTTCCAAGCGTTGCAAGATGCCGCAATCTGATCGCTGGCACTATTGCAACATTTCCGTTGGAACTTTACAAAAAGTCCACCGGTGAAGAATTAGGAAAGCCAGTTTGGTTAGAACAACCAGCCGTTAACCAATCGCGCAGCGTTACTATTGCCTGGACAGTTGACTCATTGCTTTTCTATGGCGTGGCGTATTGGCGTGTTACCGAAGTTTATTTTGATGATGGTCGTCCTGCACGTTTTGAATGGATTGCACCAGGTCGCGTAAGTTTTGATTCTGATCCTGTTAGCCAATTTATCGTCCGTTATTACATTGACGGCAAAGAAGTGCCAATGTCAGGTCTTGGTTCGTTAATTACATTTCAAGGATTAGATGAAGGTGTGTTACAACGTGGCGCTCGCACACTTCGCAGCGCAATAGATTTAGAAACCGCATCACGCGTGGCAACTTCAACTCCAATGCCATCTGGCGTGTTGAAAAATACTGGAGCAGATTTATCACAAGAAGAAGTGACTGCAATTTTGGCAGCTTGGAAAGCGGCGCGCGAAAAACGCAGCACAGCTTACCTAACTTCCACACTTGAATATCAGCCAACTGCATTTTCACCGCGTGACATGATGTTCGTTGATGCAATACAACAAATGTCAACACAAGTTGCAAGAATGATGAATGTTCCTGCCTATTACATTAGTGCAGACCAAAATACAAGTATGACATACGCTAACGTTCAAGATGAGCGCCGTCAGTTTGTCAGTCTTTCCCTAGCGCCGTACGTCCACGCAATCCAAGACAGATTATCTATGGACGACATCACCGCGCGTGGGAACATTGTTAAGTTTGATGTTGAGGATGCTTTCTTAGCGGTAAATGCGCTAGAGCGACTTGCCGTCATTGAAAAAATGCTTGCCCTTGGTTTGATTACCGTAGATCAAGCAATGGAAATGGAAAATCTATCACCGAACGGAAATAACGATGCACCTGACCTTCTCTAGCGATATTGAGTGCTCAATTTCAGAGCGCACCATCTCGGGCAAGATAGTGCCGTTTGAAAATGAGGTCGGCTACACCAGCGCTGGTAAAGTAATTTTTGCAAAAGGATCTATTGAGATTCCAGACAGCCCTAAGCCAAAACTATTACTTGAGCATGATCCTAAGAAGCCAATTGGTCGTCTAGTTTCATTCTCAGAAAAAGAAGATGGCATTTATGCCACATTCAAAGTGTCAAATACGACACGCGGAAACGATGCACTAATTGAAGCATCCGAACAACTACGCAGCGGTTTATCCGTTGGAGTAGAAGTGCTAGATGGCAAGCGTGAAGGCGAAATTTATCGCGTACTTGCATCACGAATGGCAGAAACAAGTCTTGTTCAAGCTGCTGCGTTTAAGAGCGCAGAAGTCTTGAGCGTTGCAGCTTCAGAAGAAGAAGTTGCAGAACAACCAACCCAAAACGAAAGCGAGGCAGTCGTGGAGAATACTCCAGACACCGCAACCGTTGAGCCTGTGGTCGAAACCCCTGCGGTAGAGGCTGCTCGCCCAACTGTTAGCGCACCTATTTACACCAAGCCACGCCTAGAGTTCACAAAGGCTAAATACCTCGAGAACACTCTACGCGCGAAGTTCCTTGGTGACGAAGATGCTGCAATGTACGTCAAGGCAGCAGATAACGAAACAACTACCGCTCCAGGTATGATTCCAACACGTCAGTTGACAGAAGTTGTTAACCCATTGTCAAATGCTGATCGTCCGTTAATTGACAGCATTAGCCGTGGAACTCTCCCAGATGCAGGTATGACTTTCGAGATTCCAAAGATTACAGCAGTTCCAACTGTTGACCAGATTGACGAAAATCAAGCCATTGCAGACTCACAGCTAACCGCACAGTACATTTCTGTTTCAGTTAAGCCTTTCAAGGGTCGTGCAATTACAACTGTGGAACTCATTGACCGTTCCTCTCCTGCTTTCTATGATGAACTCGTCCGTCAAATGGAATTCGCTTATGCAAAAGAAACCGATACTTATGTAACAGGTGAAGTTGCAAATAATGGCGTTCTAAACGCAACTGGACAAGCAAACTCAGCAGATGGACTCCTAAAGTACATCTCAAGCGCAGCAGCAGCCGTTTACAAGGCATCACTTGGCTTCGCTCGCAACATTGTTGTTACACCTGAGCAGTGGGCAAATATCATGTCTTACAATGACGGTGGACGACCAATTTACATTGCAACCAGCCCACAAAACGCAGGTGGCGCACTTTCCGCTACAACCGTTCGTGGAACCGTTGCAGGTCTTGACCTTCGCGTAAGCCGTTTCATGACCGGTGCAGGTGGAGATCAGACTGCTGATTACACAATGCTCTGCATTAACCCAGATTCATACACATGGTACGAGTCACCACGCTTCCAGCTTCGCACCAATGTAAATTCTGATGGAACCATTGACTTGCTCTACTACGGCTTCGGCGCACTCGCCACCAAGGTAGGAGCAGGTGCTAACTGGTTCAACAAGTCCTGATCTAACTAAATAGATCTACAAAGTTGCCCTGGCGTTTCTGCCCTGAGCGCCAGGGTCAACATTAGAAAGGAAACGACATGCCGGCTACCTACGTTACAGAAGCACAGCTTCGTAGCGCTCTTGGAATTGGTAATTTATACACTTCCGCAACGGTTGAGTCCGTATGTCAGGCTGCCGAAAATATAGTCAAAAGCAAGTTATGGTTTAACAAGTTTTCTGTTATCGCACATGAAAGCACTACATCTGTTGCAACAATTTACACCGACCCACTACATGACTTTATTGTTGGGCAAACTATTACCGTTGAAAACTGTGGCGCTAAATACAACGGTTCTAAAACTGTAACGGCTATTTCAGATAACTCCGTTTCGTATGCGGTTAATAATGCAACCGCAGAAGTCAAAAACGCATTAACACCTTTCGGCTTAGTTTATGGAACTACTCACATAGATTATGAAACCTTGCCAGAAGTTAATCAAGCATCTTTAATGATTGCGGTTGATATATGGCAAGCACGTCAAAATTCAAATGCTGGCGGAATTTCACCTGACTATACTCCATCTCCATATCGAATGGGTAACACGCTCATGGCTCGTGTTCGTGGTTTGCTTGCGGATCATCTAGCACCAGGCGGTATCGTAGGGTGAGCGCGATAACAACCCTGCGTGGCACTATTGCCACCGCGCTAGCTGATAATGCGGCGTGGCAGGTGTTTTCCTTCCCGCCTGCTTCGCCGCTCGCGAACTCAATTGTTATACAGCCATCCGATCCGTACATAGAGCCGTCAAATGACCATTACAAAACGGTAAAACCTAAGGTTAATTTCAAACTAATTGTACTTGCGCCCATGTTTGATAATCAAGGCAACCTGACAAACATAGAAGATTTTTATCTAAACATAATAAACAAACTGGAAGCATCAAGTATCGCGTACTCGATTGGCACATTCAGTTCACCAGCAGTCCTTACTGGAACAGCAGGCGATCTGCTATCTGGTGAGGTAAACATCAGCGTTCTATCCGATTGGAGCTAAACATGGCTGATAATGACAAAGAGCGTGAGGCTTTCTTGATCAAGATTGGTCAAGTTAAGCCAAGCGAACCAAAACCCACCGCAAAGAAAGATGAGGAATAGCACATGGCTGTTTTTCTAAATAACAAGGTTGGAGTCAAGATTAACAATGTTGATCTATCTGACCATGTAACGTCCGTAACGCTGAACTATGCAGCCGATGAGCTAGAAGTCACAGCGATGGGCGATACCGCACACAAATTCGTTAAAGGCTTGGAGTCAGGCACTTTAACAGTTTCATTCTTAAACGACACTGCTGCTACCAATGTTCTCGCAACCTTGAACGCTGCTTTTGGCACAACCGTAGCCGCGAAGTTAATTCAAGAAAAAGCAACAGCAGTCGGTTCAACCAATCCGCTTTACACTTTCGATATTTTGGTGAACAATTTGACACCAATCAACGGTGGCGTAGGCGACATTGGAACTCAAGACATTACTTTCACGCTAAACTCAGTAGTGACAGTAGCAAGCACAGGCACGTTCTAATTTAGAAAAGGGGCATGATGGCAAGAATTAAAGTTGTTAGGGCAGATGGTACGGAGTCAATTCACGAATTAACTCCAGCCGTTGAATATGCTTTTGAGCAATATGCTAAGAAGGGTTTTTACAAAGCCTTCCGCGAGGATCAGAAGCAATCGGACATTTATTGGCTTGCCTGGGAGTGCTTGCGTAGAGCTGGCGCTCCAGACGTGAAGCCGTTTGGGGACTCATTCTTAGAAACCTTAAAGGCAGTTGAGGTTTTGGATGACGACCCAAATGGCTAACGCGTGATACTTGGACTTACCGAATAGCAGAACTATCGGTACATCTGGGTATTGCGCCTAGCGAATTTATTAACATGGATTCAGTAATGCTGAAAGCCATTTATGACGTATTAAAGAGACAGGCGGAAGAAGCGAAAAATGCCAGTCGTAGTAGAGGGCATCGTAGGGCTTAGAAAAGCGCTGCGCAATTACGGTGGCACGCTTCTAAAAGAGTATGATGCCAAGGTCAGAGCTGAACTAAAGCCGATTTTGGAAGATGCTAAATCTAAAGTCCCTAATACACCGCCAGGCAATTTGTATAACTGGGCAGATCGTGGCATAGAAAGAAAAAGCCGAACAGGTAGACAAAGAGCATTTCCATCTTACAATGCCAATCTAATTCGTAAAGGTCTAACATATTCTCTAGCCAAAAATCGTCAAGACCGTACTGGTTTTGTTTCTATGTTCACTTTATTCAACGCTAATGCGGCTGGAGCTATTATTGAAACCGCTGGTAGAAAACATCCAGGTGGTTCGCCAAGGAGCGAATCAAATAACCCTAATGCAGGTCGCGATTTTATTTTAGCCATGAACGGCGTTGGCGGCTTAAAAGATTATGCCGGACAAGGTCAAAAAACAACCGGAAGATTATTATTCGCTGCCTACCTAAGAAACCAAGGTAGAGCAGTTGGCGCAATTATGAAAGCAATTGAAGAAGCAAACATCCAAGTCGGTCGAGATGTTGCCAAGAGTAAAAGGTTGGTAGCGTAATGGCTGGCTCAGATATTCGCATAAATATAATTGGCGCATTTCAGAAAAAAGGTTTTAATGATGCAGACAAGGCATTTAACAAGCTTCAGTTAAGTGCCAAGAAACTGGGTCGTACTTTAGGCTTGACGTTTAGTGCTGCTGCCATTGCCGCATATAGCAAGAAGTCTATTGCAGCCGCCAATGCGGACATAAAGTCTCAAAGGATACTTGCGCAATCCTTAAAAAATGTAGGCTTGGCTTACGCTGCCACAGATGCAGAAGGTTTTATTGAAAGACTAGAAAGACAAACTGGCATCTTGGATGATGAGCTACGTCCAGCGTTTGCTCAATTGGCACAAATAACTGGATCAATCGCTCAATCTCAAAAACTACTAAGCCTCGCATTTGATGTTTCGGCTGGCTCAGGTAAAGATATTAACTCAGTCGTTGATATATTAACTAGAGCATACTTAGGAAACCGTAAGGGCTTGAAGGCTCTAAACCTTGCATACACAGATGCCGAACTAAAAGCTATGGATTTTAGCGAAGTCCTAGGTATTTTGACCGCTCAATATGCCGGCTCTGGCGGCGCATCACTTGAAGGATTTGAAGGCAAGATGCGCAAACTTAACGTTGCATCTAGTAGAGCCGCAGAAACAATTGGTAAGTCTTTAATAAATGCCATAGGTACTCTAAGTAAAGATGATTCGATAGATACCACAGTTACCAAGATGGATAATTTATCGAAGGCTATTGGTCGTAACATTGAAGCGGTAGCAGATTTAATTGCAGAAATACAAAAAATACCTGGCGCTGGTGTTGTAGGCAATGCAATTGGAGCTATCGAAAACCGCATATCATTCTTTTCGCCATCTAATTTTATGAACCTATTAAGTCAGGTTCGTGGCTTTCAGGGAATGGGCAATGTCTCCATAAGCAAGTCAAGCCAAGATTTGCAAAAGTCAATCATTAAAGCCGAAAAAGCAGCCATGGATGCAGCCAATAAGAGACAAAAAGCCATTCTTGCATCTCTGAAGAAAGAAGAGGAAGCTCGCAAGAAACGCGAAGCATTAGAGAAGGCGCGGAAACGAGCTGCGACCATTTTTGATATGGAAAACATACAGATCGTTGCAGCTTTACAAGGCAAGATAGACGGCGAACAACGTGCCAGACTTGTTGCTTTACTTGCTCTTAATACTGAAATGTATACTGCTGCTGAAAAACTAGCGGATATTGTTGTCAGGCTTAACGCTCCAGCACTTTCAAATCTTGGTGTCTTAATTGAGTCAGGCGATAGCGTAGATGATTTAATAAAGAAACTAATCACAAGCCAAGCAAAATTAGCAGCATTGCAATTGACAGCAGAAGATT